CATATGGTAGTAAACAACAAGTACTAACAGCAGTAAAAGAGAATGGAAAGACTATTTATAAAATAGGTCTTGTAGCATGAAAAAAGCCCTAACAGATTACTCTGTTAGGGCTTTTTATTTGGGTCGGTTTTGTACTACAATCGGTTTTGTACTTACATTAATTCTAGTTCAGCTTCTGGCCACCACATTATTTGTACACTACCATTCTCTGTAACGTACTCAATTTCTGATACTAGTGCACCTGTTCTATTCTGATATAGACCAATTACATATCCACCAATACCTGTACGACCATGGTATACTTCATCACCAATACTAAACTTAAATTCTACCATATACACTCCTTAGACTCAATACTTTTTAAATAGTTAATATCGTTAGAAGTTAGTTCAGGACTATACATCTCTAACAACTCTTTTGGTGTCATACATATATCATAGTCTGCATGACTTGGTAGTCTGGTTTCTAACCTAAAACACCAGCAATTACTACTACCAGTACAGTATAAAGGTTTAGGCCTTAGCTGTAAAGGTTTTAGTTCTTCAAGTAACTTATCCATTACCTAATTGGGCAAGCACCTGTAGCACATCCTTCATCACGAAGTTCATCAAAGGAATTAGCAGACTCAAGGTCTACTTCTAGTAGCGTAGCTACATATCTATTATAGTCATCTTCTGTTACTACTTCTTGTGGTAAATATAAATAGCCTAAGTCTTTTGCAGTTTTAGTAGGATCAGTTCTATATAGGAAACTAACTCCTACATAAATATCCCAATTATCAAATAACCACTGTACAATACCATCAACTTCACTAGGATCATAACTAATAGTTACAGAAGTATTCTGCTGGGTCCAGTTTTTCTGTAGTAGCTTATAGCGCTCTAACTGATCAATAGCACTTTCTAGGTTTACTTCCTTTCCATTTACTTTATGGAAGGGAACATCATCCCAGCGAACTGGAAATGTTACTAGAACTCCTGAGTCGTCAGTTGGATGATTAATAACATTATAGTTTGCATCGCGTAGTTTTTCTACTACAGGATCAAACTTACTAAACTGTACATTATTAAAAATGTACTTACCTAAAGGCATATGGGCACCTTCTGTTGTGTCCATAATTTTACTTAGTGTACCACTCGGTTTTACAGTAGTGACGTTCTTCGGATGTGGAAGCTTAAGTTCATCAGCCATACCAATAGCAGCGGAAGTAGCGGTACGCTGTAAATATTGGTAATCATAAGCCTTCATATCAGGACGCTTAGCAATACCAGTTAGGCCAACTCCACATAATCTTAGGAAGGCATTATTAAGGTGCCAAGATTCTTGTAGAATACCATCTTTAAGATTAACACAGGTTTGTCTATAATTAGCCCTTGCAGCTAAGTAGGCTGCCCTATGTAGACCGGAGGCATCTTTCTTAAACTTACCAATGTCGATTTCTGTAAGATTACAAAAGGACTTAGACCCAAGTAGAATTTCTACACAAGGATTACATCCTTGAAACCATGGAGCTCGACGCAAGGCTTCTTCACCATTAATAAACCCAGGCTCAGAACCCCCGGCTTCTTCCATAATTTGGAAAATTTTACGAAGTTCTTTAAGGGTAGGTTTCTCTTTAAATAGTAGAGAATTATTAGACTGTGTTCTATGTGCATTATCATGTAGCCACCAATCTTTTTTAGCTACAGCAAATTCTTCCCATTCAGGTTGATTATACTCGAATATAACAATTTCAGCACTTCTACGACTACTAAGAATAGTTCCTAACCAAGTAATAATATCCATAATATCTATTCTGGATAATAGTGAGTCTGCTTTAGAAGATAGGATTTTAGCTATAGCTTTATAAGCCTTAGCAATAGCGTAATAACCGGAGCTAATCCACCCATAACCCTTTAACCGTTCACCTGCTGGTCGTAGCTCGGAAAAGTCTAATACTAAAGTTTTTGCTGGATACTTACCTGCAATTAGTTTACCAATAGATTTAGCCCAGGCTTCGGCTGAATCTCCAATTTTAATACGCCAAACTCTAGTCTCAGCATCCCAGAACTCCTCATTGTACTCAAGACCACCTTTAGCAGTTCTAGTACTAGGAATAATACGAATATCATCTATAGGATTAACAAAACCATTTAGAGTTCCTACAATTGGACGTACTCCAAGACCACAACCTTGTAATAGTAGCCATAAACTATCTACTATATCGTATACAGTTTCAATATTTGTATAAGAACAGTTAAACTGACTAGCTTCTCTATATTTAGAAATATCAGTACCACCTAACCATAAGGTTCTACCACTCATTGAAACCTTACGGTCTAGCATAAGCTCTTCTAGCTCATATAACTCTGCAAACTCCGCATCATTTAACTCAGAACCTTTAGCTCTTTCCCATAGCCATTGCTGATGGTCAATAACTCTAGCTACTGTTAGTTTCCAAGTTTCAAAGATAGTACCAAGCTCATTTAATGGTCTATTATATGTTCTACGTGTAATTACCGCTGCTCTAGTTGATGCCTTATACATTAATTAACTCCAGTACTTCCAAATCCGCCCGTTCCACGGGCAGTCTCATCTAAGTCATCCGATAGTACAAAGTCTGGAAGTAAGCAAGGAATAAGTACTAACTGAGCTACACGATCAAGACGTTTAATAACGAAGTCAGCGTCACCAAGATTTTCTAATCTGACCATAATATTACCTCGGTAATCAGAATCGATAATTCCAACACGATTGGCTAAGGAAATACGATGCTTTCCATGGCCAGACCTACTCACTACCATTCCAAAATACCCCGGGGGTATAGCTACACGAATTCCTGTATCAACTAACTCAGCAGTATGTGGTCTAATAATATAATCTTCGGCAGCACGTAAGTCTGCACCAGCATCTGATTCATGAGCTCTACAAGGTGTTAGATCAACATCATCTGTATTGTATTCAATTAGTAACAATTTTTAATCTCCGTTTAATGTCTTGAATGTTATCTTCACCTATTGCTTCTTCGCAGTATGTAGGTAAATCCATTAATTTTAAATTAAGTTCTAGCAACGAGCCAGACGCATTGAGGTTCTGTATAAATTTTTGTTTACCAGGTAAAGGTAGAAGGTCAATAATACTAAAAATATCATCATATTGTTCTAATAGTGTAATAGCTCTTTTTGGCCCTATGCCATCTACTCCTAGTATATTATCTCCAGAGTCACCTTGTAAACATTTTAGTCCTAAGTAGTTTTCTTTTGAGCAATCATAGGGCCAATTATCTTCTGTTATTTCTTTTCTAGTTACATAACTAAACCTTGAAACGGAAGGGGATATGAGTAAGTCCCAGTCCTTGTCAGAAGATATAAGCCAGATATGCTCATAATTAAGAGTAGCCACAATATAAGCTGCAATATCATCCGCTTCAACATTTTCATAGCGTAGTACCTCATAATGCTCTGCTAGAAGTAAAAGTGTATCTTCAAAATCTTTGAAGAACCTATCAAACTTCTCTTTCTCTTCAGGAGTTTGTAGTTCATACTTCTCTTTACGATTAGCTTTATACTCTGGGTATATATTCTTTCTAAATGAAGAGGAACCTTGATCACACGCTATAATTACCCTACCAGCACTATAACTCTGAGATAAACTTTGTACTGTCTTTAAATAATCATTAGCAAAGTTTAATTGTCCACTATGAAGATAACGGAAAGCTAAGTTCAGAGCATCTACTACCATAACTATATCTTCATCTTTCTTAACCATAGATGCAAAAGATTTAGTAGGTTTTACACTAAGTTGTTCTAACTCGTCAATTTCTTCCATGTATACTTCCTAAGTAGTAAGCCTCTTTAAAAATCTCCCAAGCAAACTGCTTAGAAGAAAATATTGTATATCTTTGTTTATCTTCGTGCCATTCTGCTGTGCCAGCCAAGGTTTTAGTTATTTCGCAGTTTTCAAATAACTCTCTAATATCCTCACTCATTTGGTCCACTCCGGTTCGCAGAAGTTAACCCACTGTTCTAGTCTAGTAATATAAAATCCCTCATAACTATATAAATAGCGATGAGGATAATCTTTCTGATCTACTAGTAAGTCATTCATACAAGCATAGAGTTTTGATCTATCATACTTATATATTAATAGTGGTTTCTTATTAACCTGACTAGACTCTCTAACTGTTTGTTCCCAAAATTGAGAAAGCTGCGGATTCACACCAGTTAGGTAAGTAGATGATAAGGAATCCTCTGCGTAATGTTTGACTTCTACACAGTAATGATTATACTCCCCCGGTATGTATAAATCACCCTTAAGTTGGTGAACTGCCGAAAGTGCTCCAGAAGCGGGAATTCTTTCCCACTGTAGTCCTGTTAACTTACGCATTTCATCACGAACAACCATTTCCGCTCTAGCGCCTTTTGCTCTACTATCAACTGCCATAATTCAACCTTGAAATACCTTCTTCTTTTATAACTTCTAACCTTTTAACCAGAGGATGGGAGTAGGAGTGGGATATTAGAAATGTATTAAGTCCATCTTCTTTCAGAAGAACTTCAATTAACTTTTCTTTTCCGTATGTATCGAGTACATCAATGACTTCATCAAGAAATAGAATATTGATACGAGACTTAGATAAACTAGACATTAACTTTCTAATTGCAAGCAAAGTACTGGTAGTTACTCTAGCCAACTCACCTGCAGAAAGTGCTGTAATTTCAATTTCTTTTCCATTATCCACAATCACTATATTAAGCTTATCTTTTTCTAGAACAAACAGTAACTCGAATCTTCCATCACTAAGTTCAGATAAGTACTCATTTGTAAGAGCTTCTAATTCTTTTACAGAGTTTTCTATCTTGTATGCAATTAGTCCAGTTGTACTAAAGGCTTTCTTAAGAACTTCTAGTATTGAAAAAGCTTTCTCTAGTTCTATAGTTTCTTTCGATAGAGTATCTAACTCTTTTGTATAACTATCTAATTGATCTCTAATCGCTGCGATTTTAGCATTAGTAGCTGACGCAGTATTATTAGCCTTAGTAACTTTAGTAATAGCAGAATTAATAGAGTCTATATAGTTCTCAAGCTCTTCAATTTTAGCGTCGAGTTCTTCTTTATCTAAAGTTAATTGCGGTAAAGACCTGTCAATTAATATAGATAACTGTTCAAACTCTTTTACCAAAGCTTGATGCGCAGAAACTTCTTTATTATTGGCTTCTGCTAAGGCTATCTCTTCTAATATACGCTTTTCGGTAGCTTTTTTAATTTCTGATAGTGCCAACGCATCATCTACAATACTCTTTATTTTGTGAGTATCAATTGGTTGTGTACAAGTAGGACATTCACCGGAATGTAGTCCACTATACTTCTTTACTGTAGCAGCATATTGCTTTAGTTCTAGCTGAACTTCTGCTCGTTGCTGCTCTAGTGCTTTTGTAGAAATGGTCGCTTTTGTACTTACTAACGCTGATGAATCAATAGACGAAATTTTTTCTTTGTACAAATTATTCGCACTAATCTTAGCATTTATACCATTTATTTCCACTAGCTGTGCTTTTAAAGTTCCCAATTGGGTCGCTTTTGTACTATCTAAGGAAGGTACTTCTGCAAGCGGAATTTCTTTCAATACTGTCTTACCTGCACTCTCAAGCCAGCTGCGTACCGTAGATTCCTTAGCCCCTAGTTTCAATAGTTTGTCCGCTAGTTCTTTATGTGCTACTTTTACACGCTCGAAGATAGTTATATACCTATCTAGAGATAATAAGTCTATAAGAAATTTTTTTCTATTACTATCGGTTGCAGTAAGAAATTGTAACGACGACCCCGAATTTTGATATACCAATTGGCTAAATGTCTTAGCATCTACACCGAATAACTCTTCTAGTTGCGAAAAAGTAGCAGTAGCGGTATGGCTAGAAATATCTGTTCCATCTTCAATAAGTTTAACTTTTTGAGTAGCACCTGACCTATCAATGGACATTTGGTAGTTTTTATCAAATATTGAGAATGTACAAACTCCTGAATACTTGCTAGTATTCAGTTGTCTATTTACTACATCACCCTTTTTAATTCCCTTAGAATTCTTATTAAATAGCACTTCTTCTAGTATAAGAGGAATACTAGATTTACCATGTCCATTTAATCCAACTAACTGCGTAATTGGTTCTTCATCTAAAGAGATTGTGTTCCCGGCGCCATAAGAAAATAAGTTACTCCATGTTAGCGTCTTTAATATAATCATTTGCCCCCTTCAATATCTCGTCAATATTTGAGATTTCTAGCACTTCGTCTAAGTATAATCTAAGCTCCTCTTCTATACTTAGATTATTCAGAGAGAGTCTTGACTTATGTTCGCGTTTAACAATTTTCTTGTCTAGTAATTCAGAATTCTTAATATTGGCTAGATCACCAACATCTCCCTCAATTTCATATATAGTATGATGAAAATCTGTAGGAATCATTTCTTCTGGACTAGAGACAGTCTTTCTTAATAGCTGAGGTAGATTGAGTTCTTTGAAGTCCCAATGTAGTGTTTCAGAATCTAAAATTATTACACCAGTCTCTACTTCATTTCTATGAAAACTTGTGGTTAGTGGAGAACCAGGATAGAGAATATTACGTTGGCAGTTACTGTGACTGTGTAGATCACCTGCTAGTACTAGTTCCCACCTATTAAATAAGTCTAGGTCAATTTCTGACTTAACGTGAGGAGGTATCTCACCTCTAACGTGAGTGAAACAAATATTACCAGTAAAATTTGGCCATTTATCCTTCAGCCTATTGTATGGAATAAAATCCATATTTCCAATACTATAGTAGTCATCTAGTATGATAACCCTAGAATTAATTACTGAGCTTATCCGTATTAGTCTAGATAAGAAAGTGGTATGCTTCTTTACAGCTTCATGATTTCCAGAATATATAATTATATCAATTCTGGGGTTTAGGGCTTGCATCATAGCAAAGTATAATTCAAGCTCTTCAATAGTAGGAACCCGATCAAACACATCTCCACCGATTACTAGAAGATCTATTTTTAGTTCTACAATAATCTTATTTAGTTGTTGTACTAATTCTAAATACCTAGCCTCCTGCCAGTCGATAGGTACGTTTTTCTGATTAAGTTTAATATGCCAATCGGCTGTGAATAGGATTTTCATTGTCTATAGCTAGTAAGCTTCTCGGCCCTTATCTTATTAACAGAAGTAATAAGATAATTAGTAAACATTTCACCCCAGGTATTACCTGTAGGCCTTTCTGGTACTTTATCTTGCTCTAATATTTTATTCCACTCATTGAATGCTTCAATTAGCTCCCCATAAGTAAAAGTTATATGCTTATCCAACATAGTTTCTCCAGGCAATAAAAGCTCCCGAGGGAGCCTTTATTTCTTTTACATAGGAATATCGTCGACTTCTTCCTTAACCTCAGCTGGAACTTCACTAGCTGAATCAGATTCAGACTTCAAACTATCAAGGAAGTTCTTTTGATCTTCCGCAGTTAAACGTGGTACAGATTCATCTACAGTCTTAGCTGCAGCAATCATAGTACGTTCTTCTTCTGATAGTGAACGAGCTTTGCAGCGTAGTACACTAAGAGTATACTCTACATTGAAGGCTTGAGCACCAGTTTTGGCACGCTTGAATACAATATCCCATCCAGTATCTGGATCGGTTGGATCACCTAGGTCTTCTGCAGCACCAAGAATCTGTTCAAATAGTTTTTTCTTCAGGTTAATAACAACTGGTTTTTTCTCGGTCAGAGAATACCCCATAACGCAGTAAGCCCAGCCACACTTAAGTTCTGGATAAAATTCCTTTACCCAATCCTTCTCTTTATTAGTGAATTTTTCTTTTTCACGATCAAAAGATAAACACTCTAGTGGAATATCTTTATTATTCTTTCCTTTAATCCAATAAAGGTAACGTGGTAGAACATCTCCAAAGATACGGATAGTATTCTCGCCATCTTTGTAAGTATAAGCTTCTGCGCCTTTAATTGCAGCGCCTTTAGTATTAGCAAATTTAAGTGCCATTTTGTATTTCCTCGTGTTTAAATCGTATGTAGTTGTCGCAAATTTGCAATAGCCTATTTTTAGAGATTTTAACTGTATCAATAGGTGAATAAGGAAGCCATAAGCCAACTTCATTCTGATACTCGTAATCGAAATAGTTTCTGATTGCAGCTAAGATAATGTAGTCAAATTTTTCAGAATCGAAACCTCCTTGATTCATCAAATCTTGTACATTTAAGATAAAGCTGTTTCCAGCTAGCTTGGGTGGTACACCTTCTTTTGAAAACTGTTTAAACATATCCAATATTTTATAGTGGTCATGCTTAGCAGTCTTTATAACTTTATCCCAGTCAAAAAATATGGGTTTCATAGGTTGATTTCTCACTGAGAAATAATATTATACTGTAATTGAAAAAGAAAATCTTTTACTTTTTTAATATTCTCACCTGGTAACCTTGTCTAATATAGTGTCCCATCCTAGTCTGGGCTTGTGCTCTAGTAGAATTACCTTTTAAATGTATATCTAGTACTAATGGTTGCTTTTTACCAGGGGCTTCCCTAATAATGCGCCCTATTAACTGAGTAAGTAATGGCTCATTATTAATAGGTGTAGCTAGAATTAAACAACTCAAGTCATTCTGTGAAATTCCTTCTGAAAATATGGACATAGTACCATACAGTATATCTACCTCTGGAGTTGATAAGCTTTTTAAGGCTTGTGCTCTCATTTCCGTAGATTTCATTTCTCCAGTAATACTAATCGCTTTATTACTTTGTTCAGCAGCCCATTTTAAGAATTCAACCCTAGAACCAACTAC